AGCACCTTATATCGTGGAACACGATTATATCCAAGACACTTTTGAAGTGACACTACTGGATAACAGGTATACACTAAAAACAATTATGGAGAAAACATCATGAGAGATACATTAAAAGTAGACGACGCATATTACATTTCACATCAAACTGATTACAGTGCTTTTGCAGATGCAATGCAAGATGTTGGCCCAAGTCCTTGTGAGAAATTCAAATGTGATAATACAAATGAATGTGCAACACTAGGTGTTGAGTGTAAAGCATTTAGGGTATGGACTAACCAAGGTGAAGGTGTTTATGAGAGACACTTGAACATGGACAAGTTCGGAAACCCTAAAGAGAAACCTATTGAGAACTCAATAAAATCTTTACTGCAAATATGCAAATAGGGTTGACAATGCCCCTCACTTTTTTGTATACTATACAAGATGAGAAAATAAACTGATTTAACTAAGGAGACTATATTATGAATCAAAGAACTTATGACAGAACCGAGTCCATCGTCATTGACGGGAAGGACTTTCACTTTACACCCGATAGGAAGGAGTTCCTACAGGGCTTAACATCTGCATACCCAAATCAAACAAACTTCACTAAAGAAGATTTTGAAAATGTGGGTGGTATGCCATACTGGGTTAAATCTTCAAGATACAGTTTTAAAGATAATGGTATCTTTAATCTACATGCAGTTGTCAGTGGATACAATGGTGGTTATGAACCCGAAGTTCAAACCCCTGTAAAATCTGCACCGATTCCTGCAATTTCAAAACCTTCAAATATGCCAGTGGCTGCAAAAACTACTGCTGTCAACTCACTTGACAATGTTAAAATCATTCCCGAGAAGATGGAAAATTATGTTCCTTTTGGACACTTCAAAGATATCAAGAATATCATTAAGTCCAAAATCTTCTTTCCAGTATTTGTCACTGGACTAAGTGGTAATGGTAAAACATTAATGATTGAACAAACTTGTGCTAATCTTAAGAGAGAACTTTACAGAGTCAATATCACTATTGAGACTGATGAAGATGATTTGATGGGTGGTCACACTTTACAAGGTGGGGATGTTCTCTTCAGAGAAGGCCCAGTTATCAAAGCAATGAGAAAAGGTGCTGTACTTCTATTAGATGAAGTCGACCTTGGTTCAAACAAGTTGATGTGTCTACAATCAGTTCTTGAAGGTAAAGGTTATCTAATCAAGAAAACTGGTGAGTGGGTGACTCCTAAAGAAGGGTTCACAATTCTTGCAACTGCAAACACTAAAGGACAAGGGTCTGATGATGGGAAGTTCATAGGAACTCAAATCATGAATGAGGCAATGTTGGAAAGATTTGCAATTACAATGCAACAAGAATATCCACCAGTGACCACTGAAAGGTCTATCCTTAAAAAAGAAATGGCATTGACTGGTGAAGTCGATACCGAGTTCTGTCACAAACTTGTTGACTGGGCAGACATTATCAGAAAAACTTACTATGAAGGTGCGATAGATGATGTCGTGACTACTAGAAGATTGGTTCACATTGTCAATGCATACAGAATGTTCAATGACAAACTGAAGTCAATCACAATGTGTATTTCAAGGTTTGACGAAGAGACTAGAAATAGTATCCTCGACCTCTACTCCAAGATTGATGCTGGGGTAGACTTGAATGCAGAAAACCCTCTAGACGAATCAGACACTTCAGAGTATAATGATTAATATGTTTGGAAAAAAAGTAAAGTCAATAGATTACAAATATGGAGAGGACAAGTCCCTAAAGGAACTTGCCTCTTATATTGATAACACCTATGACCAACACTACAGTCTAAACAAATACCAATCCACTGAATTTATAATTGACAGTGGACACGGTGAAGGTTTTTGTATCGGAAACATAATGAAATATGCACAACGATACGGAAAAAAAGGTGGGAGGAATAGAGCCGACTTATTAAAAGTTTTGCACTATGCTCTCTTTATGCTACATGTTCACGATAAGGAGAAACACAAGTGATGAAAATTAGTAATGAAACAAGAGACGTTCTAAAAAACTTCTCAACCATAAACTCGGGTATACGAGTTAAAACTGGAAATAAACTGGAAACTATTTCTAACATGAAAAACATTCTTGCGATTGCTACAATCGAAGAATCATTCCCACAGGATTTTGCAATATATAATTTGCCAGAGTTCTTGGGTGCAACTTCTTTGTTAGATGACCCCGAGTTTAATTTCAACCCCGAAAAATTGTCGGTAGAAGACACCAATTCAAAGATGGATTATTTCTATGCATCTGAAGGAATGGTTGTTGCACCCGAGAAAATGATAACCATGCCTTCTTCAGAAGTGACATTTACAATAACATCAACTCTGTTAACAGACTTACAGAAAGCATCTAGTGTTCTAGGTGTCAATGATTTAGTGTTAGAGTCAGATGGAACTACAGTCACACTTACAGTGAAGGACAAAAAGAATGCAACATCTAATACACTTAGTAGAACGGTTGCAGAAGGTAATGGAGATAAATACCAAATGAATTTCAAGATTGAGAATCTGAAAATTCTAACAGGTAATTATGAAGTGCAAGTTTCCTCAAAAGGAATCTCACACTTTAAAAATACAGATGTTGAAGTTGAGTACTTCATTGCATTAGAACCCGATAGTTCTTATACAGCATCTTAAGTTGTTTGGAGTGATTAAAGTTCAAGTCTCAACTATTATCACGGGAGCAGTCCAACTCATCATGGTGGACTGTACTAGAAACTCGGTGGGGAGTATCTAACTTATTATGAACGAATTTTTATACGTAGAAAAGTATCGACCACAAAAGATTGAGGAAACGATACTACCAAAAGAATTTCAAAATCAATTTTTAGAATTTGTAAAACAGGGAGAGATACCCAATCTTTTACTTTGTGGTTCTGCAGGTGTTGGTAAAACAACAGTCGCTAGGGCTCTCTGTAATGAACTGGGTGCAGACTTTATTGTAATCAATGGTTCTGATGAAGGTAGACTTATAGACACCCTTAGAACGAAGATAAAGAACTTTGCAAGTACTGTTTCATTAGGTGGTGGCCCAAAGGTCGTTATCCTTGATGAGGCAGATTACATTTCTGCAGAATCAGTGCAACCTGCACTTAGAGCATTCATAGAAGAGTTCTCTTCTAACTGTAGATTTATCTTTACTTGTAATTACAAAAACAGAATCATACCTGCATTGCATTCAAGAACAACAGTTATTGATTTTAAAATTGCACCAAAAGAAAAACCTGTTCTTGCACGACAAATGTTATTAAGATGTAAAAGTATTTGTCGTCTTGAAAACATAGAAGCAGACGAAAAGGTTCTTGCAGAATTAGTTATGAGATTCTTTCCCGACTTCAGAAGAGTTCTAAATGAGATTCAGAGATATGGGGTTGGTGGTGTTATTGATTCGGGTATACTATCATCTTTGTCAGAAGAGAAGTTCACCCCACTTATTGATATGATTAAAGAAAAGAACTGGAGTGGAATGAGAAAGTGGGTTGGAACTAATTCTGATAACGACTTCAATGCACTATTCAGAAAAGTATTCAATGCACTTGAACAAAGATTGGAACCAACATCTATACCAGCTGCAGTTCTAATTATTGCAGACTACCAATACAAATCTGCATTTGCAATGGATTCAGAGATTAACTTTACTGCATGTCTAACAGAGATTATGTCGGAGTGTAAATTTAAGTAATGGGTAAACTAAGACAATGGATAGCTAGATGGTTTGATTATCAATTAGAGAAAAGTTTACAACGTCAAGCAAACAAACTATTCGATAAAGACAATGTAAAATACAATGATGGAGATAACACATGACACAATATGACGATAGAGTCGAACTGCAAAGACTTAAAATAGAAGCAGAAGAATGGGCAAGTAAAGTTAAAAGTATACACGGTCATTCAATCAGTTCAATGCACTATGACACTAGACCACAAGATACTGAAGATGGTAAAGGTGTTGTTGATGTTGAATACAATGATGGGACTGTTAAACGAACTCTTTCCGAGGGTGGAACATATATCTTTGGGAAAGCACTAACAGGTCAAGACTTAGTAAATTCTTACATAAGAAACACTTAATGTCCAAACGCAATCCTTTTGACTTTGTCAAGTCAGTCTCTTATGATAAAAAAGATATCATGGTTGACAATGTCGAAGAGAAAGCATATGCCCCATTCCTTATAAATAAATCGTTATCTTACCACCAAGATTCTGTATTTTTTACTAATGAAATGAATTGTAGACATGGTTTAGACCACCGTCTTCAATACCTCTTTTTACTAAATACTCTTAGGAAAAGACAAAGGTTTTCTCAATGGAGTAAACCCTATCTTAGTAAAAAATTAGACACAATTAAAGACTATTATCAAATTTCAACACTGAAAGCAAAAGAATACATGGAAGTGTTAAGTGATAAAGAAGTCCGTGAATTGAAAAATAGAATGAAAACTGGTGGACAAAACAATGAATGAAAATGAAAACTTAGTCAAAGACTTAGTAGAAATAACATTTCCCGAAAAAGACGATTTTCTAAAGATAAGAGAAACACTTACACGCATAGGTGTTGCATCAAGAAGAGAACAAGAACTGTTCCAGTCATGCCACATACTTCACAAACGTGGTAAATACTACATTACACACTTCAAAGAACTATTCAAATTAGATGGTAAACCTACAAGCATAGATGAATCAGATATAGGTAGAAGAAACACTATTGTTAAACTATTAGAACAATGGAAACTTATATCAATTGTAGACGAAAGTATGGTTTCAGAACCTATCGCACCATTATCCCAAATTAAAATTATTCCTCATAAAGAAAAGAATGAATGGAAGTTAACAACAAAATATTCCATAGGAAACACTAAAAATACCTAAATACTAGTTAGATATAACTAATATAGGAGAAAGTATGTTTTCAGGCATTGTATCTTTTATTATGGGAATTTGGAACTTATTAATGATTATACCGATTGTTATTTCAATCGCATCACTCATCATAAGTTTAACACCGACACCTAAAGACGATAAAGTCTGGGCAAAAGTGTATAAATACTTGGAAGTCTTGGCACTTGCAATTGGTAAGGCAAAAGACAAAAATCCTTTACTGGATAAATAACTATAACGGGAGATAAATTATGGAAATTATAGCAGGAATACTAATATTAGTAGGTATTGTCTATTTCTTTAATAAAGACAAAGGAAGTAAAACACCAGTGTCATCTGCTGCAAAAAGTAAATCAGCACCAGTTGCTGATAAAAATGGTAATGGTATAACATCTAAGGCAGAGCTTAAGAAGTTAACTAAAAACCAATTGATTGAACTTGCTGATAAGAAAAATCTTAAAGTTAAGAAATCGGGTACTAAAGCTGCAGTTATTAATGAAATTCATGCGAAACTGAAATAGCACACTTAGTTATTAAGAAGGGGTCTTTATGACCCCTTTTTTTGTGTCTCCACTAAACCATTATCATAAATAAAGGTATGGATATATTTGGATTGATAAGTGAAGTCGGAGCCCCTATTGCTGGAAGTCTAGTGATGGGTTT